GCATCACAATCAGAATTAAAACCTAAATGTGAGAGTGAGCCGTCATGCTCATGGTGTTGGTTTTGTTCGTCCCACTTCTTTGCCATGAACTGTTGAAGTCTTGCGTGTTTTCTCCACACGAAAACTTTTTCTTTATCTCCGTAATCATCATCAGAGTAATATTGTTTCCAATCTACTTTTTGACCACGAAGGTGTGCGTGTTGATCTAGTCCCATAACTTTTCTCCTTTGTTGTTTAATTCTAATGTCTTATCGTATCTTATATACCTTTGCAACAATTATCTTTTAGAACCATTCTAAAGTAGAAACCAAACCACTTGGCTTTCCACAGCAGTTACCAGCGCCCCCAGATGCTCAACATTACTTTAATCTTAAACCTATCCATTACTTGAAACGAGACCGAGCTTTACCATCAGCTTCCCAGCGCCAGTCCTGTGATCCAGCAAAAGCTTCTGCGCAGGGGGGTGCAGCTCTAGAAACGAGACGAGGTAGGACATCATAGTATGCCAACGAGCGAGAGCATCAGGATCCCAGTGCCCGCTAAGGTGAGACCTGGGAACATGAAGAGAAGGCACAGCCAAACGACAACGAAGGTCACTCTTCAGCAGCTCCTGCTGCTGGACCATCATCCTTCACCTCCGAGTCTTTCCATGTATTTCCGTTTGCGATGCAGCGAGATCCGGGGGCACCGGTCAGTGCGTATACTTTGCCTTCTTCAGGTTTGTCAATTGTTGCGGGACCAGCTGCAAGTCCAGTTGAATGTCTTCTTTTGTTCATAGTTCTCCTTTGGTTAACGAGCTACATATAAGACACGATGGGATACCTGTCAAGGCCTTTCTTTTATTTTTTTTAATCTTTCTTCAAACGACCATTTCTTTTCCACGGGAAGTTCTTTTACCATCTGAGTTACCAGCTCCTGAAGGTCAGTCACCTGCTGCTGGAGCTCATCCATTCTCTTGTTGTAGGAACGAGCTTTGTTCTCTCCTCGAACGAGATCGAGGGCATCGAAATCTATTGCCATATATTCTCCTTTGTTTAGTCTGACCATACGACATCATGGGATACTCGTCAAGCAAAAGTTTTTCCTGATCCCAGCACCCCCTGAAGCTCACGCTGCGAAGACGTCACCAGTGTCCAGTGAACGAGAACGAGGTTTATCCAGAAACGAGAACGAGAAACGAGATCCAGCATCATCCGCTGCTGGTCCCGTCACCAGGCCACCGTAAACAAAGAGGGAAGAAACGGTGGCCAGGAAACGAGAACGAGGATTACGCTGCCTCCGAAGGAGATCCCAGCTCAGTTAGCATCCTGCGCTGGACCAGTGGCCATTGTAACGGGAACGAGAACGAGGCAAACGGGACGAGGGAACGAGGATCCGTGAAAACGGACACCGGTCTGTAGAGTTTAAGAGACCTCTCCAAGAGGGTCTCTTTCAAGATAATTACTTTGCCTCCTGCGTTTATATACCTGTTGATCCAAACAATTTGCCATTTATTTAGCTTCGGATAACTTAATGAATCTGATTTTAATTCTATCCAAAATACTTCATTACTCATCACTGCATGAATGTCTGGAATACCGTTGATTGTGCTAGATTCTACGCGTGTTAGAAAGCAATTAGTCAGTCCTTTTTTTACCTTTTGCCATAACCTAGTTTCCCCATTTTTATTAGTCATGATTAAGTAAGTAAATTATAATTTTATCTTCCTGATTGATTTAATCACTGCTGTTGGAATAATAGTTGTATTACCAATATTGTCAAATGTAGGCTTATCTTTTGTCTTGATGTAATCACTAAAAATTCTTGTAATTCCGTTTTTTTGGCTAAGCAAATACCCTTTCGATACACATACAGGTAGTTGTTCCTTGTGCAAATCTTTTGTTGAAGACCAGCCTGCATCACCTTCGATATCCAGCCACTCTATTTCCACAAATGGATAATCATCAATAATGTTACCGAGATTTTTAAAATCAAAGTTTAATATTTTAGATTGTTGTCGTTTCTTCTTAATCATCAATCACTACCTTAATTTTACCAACTGAAGTAGTGATAGTAGAGTTATGTACTTGGTTAAAAACATCTAACCACTCAGACCAACTAACTTTCTTCAATTGCTGTAACGTCTTGGGATTCAATCGTAATCGTTTTGGCATTGTAGCCATCGATCTTGTTTGATAGTTCCTCAAGCTTTTTTTCAAGTTGCTCACGTGACATACCCTCCAAACCACTGACTGTTACTTCTTTTCTATCAACATAAGCTCCAGCCAATTGACCAGATCTATACTCAGCATTAATAGCAGCAGCGAATTGTTTTTCTTTCTCTGCTTTGTCAGCAATTCTTTCTAACCTTTTATATCTTCTAAGGTTGTCACTCTCGTATTTTTTTACTTCACGCTCAAATAATTTATCAAAGTATTTAGCTATATGAGGACTGTGTTTTCTAGATAACATTCTAGATGCAACAGATCCATAATCTTTTTCATTTGTGCACACATAACCTGCACGCTTCAACGCTTCAGCTTGTGTAATAGAACCCCAATCTTTAACATAGATTTCAACAAACATTTTTTGTTTTGGAGTTAAATCTAATTCAGTTCTTAATGATTTCTTTTTGAGTCCACCTGGCATTATTTTAATTTATTTAAATCTCTTATGATCATTCGTCTTTTGCTTTTTATCAAATGAGGACTATTTATATGAAAATTTTTCATTGGAATTTTAGATTGTATTTCTCTTCTTATACCAGATTTTACATCGCTTTTAGCAATTGATCTTGACACCTTACTATCTTTTACAATTTCAGAAGTTTTTTTACCTCCTGATTTTCTATAAGCTTTGTAAGCAGTTTTAATACCTGTTGTAAGTAAATCAGTAATTAATTTTTTAACCATAATTTTTTACTATATAGATATTTCAGAGTAATGACTAGTTCCTATTAACCAACTGTTTGCGTTCCCGCAAGAGTGGTGTCCCTGAGGGACACCATAGGGACACCATAGGGACACCATTAAATCGTCTATAATTGTTGTATATAGCCAATAATAGTCTTTAGGGACACCAGGGACACCTCTTTTACCCCCTGGGCACTTTTCTTTTTCAATTACTCTAGATAATCTATATAGTAGAATTTTTTCCATTGTCCGGTATCCGGTTTTCTGGTACACTTGTCTTGTGTTTAATTACACATATAAACATTGGTTAATAACTTCTGGGGGTCTAACAATAATTGCTCTCTGGTTTTTCCCTCCAGGAGTTAAATTCATTCGTCCCCCATGACTACGCTAATCTCTTTAAATTTTCTTTTAAGATAAGTTTCTTAATAATTCTTCTCTCCTCCTTAGTATTACATTCCCGATACCTCTTATATAAATCACGATACCGAATCCAGGACATCTGCAATTTAGTAAAATGTATTTTTCCCTTATCAACTAATTTTAAGTATTCTCCTCTTACAAAATCTGGGTCCATATCTGCTCCCCAACAAACTTCTTGAAAATCTTTACTATTACTAACAAACCACTTATGAGAATCATGTTTATGGTAAGTCTCCTTCTTAAATCCTGAAGGGTTTACTGCATCCTCTAACGCCTGCACTAGGATAGCCTGAAATAATCTTTGTTCAGCGTAAGATTTAGGTTTTATAATTTCTAGGCTCAATTTAATGCCCAAAAATTTTAGTAAGCTCGGAGCACAGTTCATAGGCTTTTTTCTGATCTAATGGAGTATTTTTACGTTTACGTCCACGGCCACGTGCAGGAGTTCTAACATAGACATCAATATACAAATCCCACATACGCTGTAGGTAGTACATCCGATCTTCACCAGACATAATTTCCATAATGACTATAGATTGTTTAATTAATCTTTTTTGTGCAGAATCCATTTGCATAACCACGGTGCGGGAAAAGATATGGATGTAATATGGACACCGTGGCTAAGCATTCGTTACGACCAGTTTTAAACCTTTAGCCTGAGCTGCAGCTTTACGTCCTGATCGCCATCGATCCTCGATTTTATCGAGGAAAGAAAGACTGAAATTTCCTAAACCAAAGTCATTTCCACAATACAACTGAAACATCAAACTAGTCAACTCATCATAAGTTTTTTTATTTGGACACACCATCACTAGCTTGTCCAACGCCTGGTTCAATGCTTCTTCACTACTTTTTTTAATAGCTTTACCCACAAAATATCCTTTTAATTAAAGTTAAATTGAGTGTTAATTGTTCGGTGAAAATAAAGTGTTTTAAAGCCCCACTTATTTCATTTAGGCTTAGGAATACATTTAAATTAATAAATTAATTCTATTTTGATTGCAAGTAAAAAAAAGGCCCACTCTCGCGGGCCCTTTCCAACACCAACCAATGCACATCTAAGTGTCTATCACTTACTTCAAGAGTTTCTTTCCTTGGTTCAGTAAATTCTCTTTCATTTTAGCTTCAGCAACACCTTCTTTCTTAGCTATCTTTTTAATAGTGTCAGATACAAGTTTTTTAATCATGTTGCCTGGGTTTCTAAGGCCATTCTCCCCCATGGCCCTAATAATTGTGTATGATTCGATATCAACAGCAATTGATTTCCATTTGTTTACGTCCATTGTTTCTCCTATTTGTCTTGATACTCTTTAGTTTTGTAAAACTCAACTAAATTTATTTTATTTTTTTGAGTTAGTCCTGCGTTATATATTCTCTCAATGATCGCAATATAATCTGCAGTTGATGTACCCGTTAAGAACCATGAAGACTTACTCTTGCAAGCAGTTTTAAATCTTCGGTGATCAAACTTAGGATGCTTGTCAGCTACAATATAAGACACCACCATCGAACGTTTAAATCTTTTGTTCTTTGGAGACTCCATACCATAGAAGTATTTTTTAAGTTGCATCAATTGAGATCCAATACGATCTGTATGCTCAATACCTCCTGCAGGAATTACAAACCGTCCTGTTTTAAAATCATTACTGATTCTTGACCACAGTGAAGTTTGTTTTAATAATAGAACTACCATCTCTGCAACATTGATTCCGTACTGTTGCATTTTGTTTCTACAAATTCTGTAGTCCATTTTATTTCTTGCACAGTGTTGATCTAAATAATTTTCCATAGACCAGTTCTTACGACCTGTGTTTAGTCTAGCCACATCTAATGGATCATCAGAGTCCATAATAATAAATGGAATTTTTAGATCTAATTGTTTTCTAGCTTCTAATGTATGTTGGCCATCAATGACTTCCATATTTTTATTTACACGAATTGGATCGTATAAATCTTTTTCTT